GGTTCGAAAAAGATATAGCGACTTTTTGGGGGATGGTAACATTTGCGAGGATATGCCGAAAGATAACTACATATACGCATATTACCAGAAGATTAAGGACGGTTCCGTTGCTGTCGGGCGTTGGATTCAGCTGATTTACGAGTATATCATTGACGGCCTTGACAAAAACCTGTTCTTTTACGACCAGAAGCGGGCAAACGATGCTATCGACTGGATTGAGGCTCATTGTTTTCACACCGAAGGGCCGCTTGCGCCGAGTCCGTTTCTTTTGGAGCTTTGGCAAAAGGCGTTGCTGTCCTGCGCCTTTGGAATATTGGACAAGAACGGACACCGGCAGTTCCGCGAGATACTTTTGCTGGTAGGCCGCAAGAACGGAAAGAGCATACTGGCGGCGGCGATAGCGAAGTACAACTGGTGGATAGACGGCGGGTACGGCGCGAAGGTCTACACGCTTGCGCCGAAGCTTGACCAAGCTGACATAATATACAACAACGTGTGGCAGATGGTGTTGCTTGACCCTGAATGGCAAAACAGGAAAGCCGCCCTTGATTCTGCGAAGAAGCGCAAAGAGTACGGCGATGATCCTGAGCTTGCGCGGCACAGGATGACAGACCTTTACCTCCCCGCAAACAACGGCACAGTCAAAAAGATAGCCTTTAGCGCGAAGAAGTCGGACGGTTTCAACCCGTCCCTTTGTATATGTGACGAGATCGCCGCATGGGAGGGGGATAAGGGCCTTAAACAGTACGAAGTGATGAAAAGCGGCATGGGCGCACGTCCTGACGCTATGCTCCTTTCCTGCACCACGTCAGGGTACGTCAATGACTCTATTTACGATGAGTTGATGAAACGTGCCACCCGCTTCCTGTTGGGCGACTCCAAAGAGAAGCGGCTGTTGCCGTTCCTGTACATGACCGACTCCATCGAGAAGTGGAACGATCTGAACGAGCTTCGCAAGTCGAACCCTAACCTTGGCACGTCTATCAGCATCGACTTCATGCTGGAAGAGATAGCCATAGCCGAGCAGAGCCTGAGCAAGCGCAACGAGTTCCAGACTAAGTATTGTTGTCAGAAGATGAACTCCTCCCTTGCCTGGCTGTCTTCGCAGACCGTTGAAAACGCAAGCGGCGACCACATTCGGTTGGAGGACTTCACGAACAGCTACTGCGTTCTTGGCATCGATTTGTCGCAGACACGCGACCTGACCGCCTGTGTGTGCGTTATCGAAAAGGCCGGTGAGCTTTACGTCTTCGCTAAGTTCTTCCTACCGGCAGAGCGCATTGACGAGGCTACCGAGCGTGACGGCGTTCCTTATCAGGCGTACATCCAAAGAGGCATCTTACAGGCAAGCGGCGACAACTTCGTTGACTACCATGACTGCTTCGACTGGTGCAAGAGCCTTATGGAGGACTACAAGATACTGCCGCTGAAAGTCGGGTACGATAGGTATTCCGCGCAGTACCTTATCAAGGACTTAGAAGCGTACGGGTTCCATTGTGACGATGTGTTCCAAGGCGAGAATCTTTACGGCGTTATACAGGAAACCGAGGGCCTGTTAGAGGACGGGAAAGTACATATAGGCGACAACGATCTACTGAAAATCCACCTTCTCAATTCTGCCATCAAAATGTCAACCGAGCGAGGCCGAGGGAAGCTTGTGAAAGTGAACCCTTCCGCGCACATAGACGGCGCGGCGGCGTTGCTTGACGCTATGACAATGAGGCAGAAATGGTGGGGAGATATTGGGTATCAATTACAAAACTGAGGTGAAAGATGGGCGTATTCGATTGGCTTTTCCAGCGTAGGCCGAAGCCCGTTGGAAAATATGAGGGCGAGTTCAAAATGCTGGACGGCTACCGTCCGCACTTCACCGCCTGGAACAAAGACATCTATGAGAACGAACTTATCAGGGCGGCGATCCACGCGAGGGCCACGCACATTTCGAAGCTGAAGGTTGAAACGATAGGCTCCGCACGTCCAGCTTTGCAGAGGAAGCTTACACACGGGCCGAACGAGCTTCAGACTTGGGGTCAGTTCCTTTACCGGCTTTCGACTATGTTGGATATGCACAACACGGCGTTTATCGTGCCGGTGTATGACCAGTACGGAGAACCGAGTGGCGTATACGCCCCGTTGCCTGAAAGGTGTTCCGTTGTCCAGTACGGGAAGAAGCCGTACCTGAAGTACCGTTTTTCTGACGGCAAAGAAGCCGCAATTGAGATGGCTTTTTGCGGCGTGATGACAAAGTTCCAGTATCGGAGCGACTTCTTTGGCGAAACGAACGCCGCCCTGAAGCCTACGATGGAACTGGTGCATATCCAGAACCAAGGCATCGAGGAGGGCGTAAAGAGCGCGGCGACCTACCGCTTCTACGCTACTCTGGCAAACTTCAGTAAAGACGAAGATCTGAAGAAAGAGCGCGAACGTTTCTCAAAGACGAACTTCGGGAACGATTCAGGCGGCGGCGGGCTTCTTTTGTTCCCCAACACCTACAAGGACATCCAGCAAGTAAACAGCAAGCCGTTCACCGCAGACGCTGACCAGATGAAGCTCATCCGTGAAAGCGTCTGTGAGTATTTTGGCGTGAACGAGGACGTGCTTGAAAACCGAGCCTACGGTGACGCATGGGCGGCTTTCTATGAAGGTGCTGTTGAGCCGTTCGCCATCCAGTTCTCTGACGTGATGACCAAGATGCTTTTCACGTTCAGGGAGCAGACCGAGGGGAACAGGGTCATGGCTACCGCGAACCGGCTACAGTATCTGAGCAACTCTGAAAAGCTGAACGTTTCCGCGCAGATGCTCGACAGAGGCATCATGACCATCAATGACGTGCGCGAGATATGGAACATGCCGCCTGTGGACGGTGGCGATGTCCGCATCATCCGTGGGGAGTATTACAACGCCGACACTAAGACGGAGGCAGACGATGAATAAAGAGATACGAATGTTCAACTTCGAAGTCCGCGCCGAGGACACTGACAGGGGCCATACCATTACTGGCCGCCCCATCGTCTTCGGGCAGATGACTGACTTGGGTTGGTACGATGAGGTCATTGAGCGCGGTGCGCTTGATGAAACCGACCTGAAAGACGTGCGGCTGTTGGTCAACCACAACGTTGACATGATCCCGCTTGCGAGGAGCAGGAACAACACAGAAAACAGCACCATGCAACTCATGCCAGATGAGAACGGGCTGGGCATCCGTGCCGACCTTGACACGGAAAACAACGCAGACGCAAAGAGCCTTTTCTCCGCTGTGAGCCGTGGGGACATTGATGGAATGTCTTTCATGTTCACGGTGGAAAGAGATAGCTGGGATGACCCAGACAGCGAACACCCAACAAGGCACATCCTCTCCATCAGGCGTGTCTTTGAGGTGTCCGCTGTGAACTTCCCAGCGTACAGCAGGACTTCCATTCAGGCCCGTGGGCTTTCCGATGCGCTGGACAGCGCGAAGGAGTCGCTGGAGAGCGAGCGCAAGCGGCTTCACGAGATTGAAAGACGGAAGAAGAAAATCAAACTTATGACGGAGGTGCTTTGAATGGATATCAAAGCTATGACTGCTGACGAGTTGTTGGAACGCCGTTCCGCTATCGCTACCGAGATCGATGCCCCTGATGCCGACCTCGATGCGTTGGAGCAGGAAGCCCTTTCCATCAACGAGGAGCTTGAAACCCGCAAGGCCGAGGAAGCCAAGCGCAACGAGATACGTGAGGCTGTTGCCAACGGCGCGGGAGAAACCATCGAAACCATTGAAGAAGAAAGGGAAAAACCTATGACCATCAACGAAATCCGTAACTCCAAAGAGTATGTGGACGCTTACGCCCGCTACATCAAGACCGGCAAGGACGAGGAAGTCCGCGCCCTGCTGACCACCCTTGCCACCGTGAGCGGTGCGTATGTCCCCGTTCCTGAGCTTGTCGAATCCCGCATCCGTACCGCTTGGCAGAAGCTGGGCATCATGGACTTGGTGCGGAAGACCTACGCCAAGGGCATCCTGAAGGTGGGCTTTGAGCTTTCCGCTGACGGGGCTCTCGTCCACAGCGAAGGTACGAACGCCAACAGCGAGGAAGCCCTCGTGCTTGGCATCGTGTCCCTCACGCCCGTGTCCATCAAGAAGTGGATCACCGTGTCCGATGAGGCTATGGATATGTCCTCCGAGGAGTTCCTCTACTACATCTACGATGAGATCACCTACCGCATCGCGAAGAAGGCGCAGGAGCTTTTGCTGGCGAAGATCACCGCCGCCTCCACCATCGCCGCTTCCGATTCCGTGTCCGTTGCCGAGATCGATGACAAGGCTCCCTCCACGTCCATCGTGGCTGAGTGCATCGGCAACCTGAGCGATGAAGCCACCAACCCTGTCATTGTCATGAGCAAGGGTACCTGGGCGCAGTTCAAGGCCGCCCAGTATTCCGCTGGCTACGCCGTTGACCCGTTTGAGGGCCTGCCCGTGTACTTCGACAGCACCATCCCCACCTATTCCAGCACCGCCACCACCGGCACTTGGCTGATCGTGGGCGACTTCGGTGTGGGCGCACAGGCGAACTTCCCCAACGGTGACGAGATCACCCTGAAGTTCGATGACCTGAGCCTTGCTGAGAAAGACCTCAACAAGATCGTGGGCCGCGAGTATGTCGGCCTTGGCCTCGTTGCTGACAAGGCGTTCTGCCGTGTCACGATGCACACCTAATACAGGGTCTTGAAAGGAGGGGCAGGATATGAGGACTTTAATAGCAATCCCGTGCATGGACATGATGCACACCCCGTTTGTTATTTCACTGACGGGGTTACAAGTGAAAGGCGAGATCAAGTTCGCTTATTCTGCCTCCTCCTTGGTCTACGATTCAAGGAACGGATTGGCCCGCAAAGCGATAGTCGAGAAGTTCGACCGCATACTTTGGTTGGACTCTGACATGAAGTTCGACCCTGACCTTTTCAGAAGGTTATCTGATGACCTTGACGAAGGGCGCGACTTCGTGTCAGGACTATACTTCACACGCAAGCCCCCGTACAAGCCCGTCATATTCAAAAAGGCGGGCTATGAGCATCTGGAAAATGGCGTGAAGCCTGTTGCCGAAGCGTACTATGACTACCCTGACGGCGTGTTCGAAGTCGAAGCCGCTGGTTTCGGTGGCGTGATGATGAACGTGTCCCTGCTTAAGGAAGTCGAGCAAGCGTATGGACTTCCCTTCTCCCCCATCATGGGGTTCGGGGAGGACATCTCTTTCTGTATGCGGGCGAAGGAGTTAGGCAAAAAGCTATACTGCGACTCGCGTGTAAAGATGGGCCACGTTGGGCAGTTCGTATATGACGAAAGTTCCTGTAAGGAGTTGAACCATGCTTGAAAAAGTGAAACTTGCGTTGCGTGTGACGACGGACGCTTTTGACGCTGAGATCACCGACCTGATCAATGCGGCGTGTGCCGACTTGGGCATTGTCGGCGTGAGCGCATACTCGACATCGGAAGACCCGTTGCTAATTTGTGCGGTGACAACGTACTGCAAGGCGCACTTTGGCGAACCTGACGAGTATGACCGGCTGAAAGCGTCATATGACGAGCAGAAAGCCCAGCTTATCACGGCTACGGGGTACGGCTTGTAATGGACAGGAGTACACCAATTTATCTTGTCACCCTGACAAGAGAGCAGAACTCAATAGGCGAGTGGGTGTCCACGGAGCAGATACGGCGGGTGTACGCGAACGTGTCAAGCGTTTCTGCGTCCGAGTATTTCAACGCTTCGCAGATAGGCTTGAACCCTGAGATACGGTTCACGATGTTCGCGCCTGACTATGACGGGGAGCTTATCGTTGAGCTTAACGGCATCAGGTTCTCCGTTTACCGCATTTACCGTGCGACCACGGACAAGCTGGAACTGTACGCCCAGCGTGAAGCGGGAACGGCAACGATGACTACCACTACCACCACTACAACGGTGACAGAAAATGAAAGTCAAGGCTGACGGCATGGCGAAAGCCGTTGCGGACGTACTGAAAGAGTACGAGGGCGCGACTGTTGACGTTATCAAAAGAGCAGTTGACAAAACGGCAAAGGAGGCCGTGCGCGATCTGAAAGCTACCTCCCCGCGTAGAACCGGCGAATACTCGAAAGACTGGGCGGCGAAGAAGGACAGGAACGCGAATCAATGGGCGTACAAGAAGACTGTGTACAACCGAAAGCACTATCGGCTCACTCACCTGTTGGAAAAAGGCCACAGGAAGGTGAACGGCGGCATGGTTGCCGCACGTCCGCATATTGCGAAGGTTGAGCAGGAAGCTGTTGACGAACTGTACAACGATATCAAGGAGGGCGTATGACGTTAGCAGATTTTAATACACTTCTGACAGGCACGGGCATCCCCGTGTCTTATTCGTCTGTCCCGCTTGACATCAACACGGCACGTCCCTATATCTGCTACTTCCAAGACGCAGACAGGAACTTCGCGGCTGACGGCATCGTGTACTATTCGCGAAAGGTGCTTACCGTACGCCTGTACACAGACTACCGTGACGAAACGTCCGAAGGGCTTGTGGAAAACGCTTTGACCGGCCTGTACTGGTCAAAGGAAATCTCGTTCCTTGATGACGAGAAACTGTATGAAATCCAATATACGATTGAGGTGTAAAAATGGCTGAAAATAAAGTCAGGTTCAACCTGAAAAACGTGCATTACAGCATCGTGACCGAAACCGTGTCCACGGCTGGCGTTGTGTCTTACAGCTTCGCCACGCCCGTGGCTGTGCCTGGCGCGGTGTCGCTCGACCTGTCGCAGGAGGGCGAAACCAACCCGTTCTACGCTGATGGCATCATCTACTATCAGTCCGTGAGTAACAACGGGTACTCCGGCACTCTGGAGATGGCGCGGTTCCCCGACAAGATGATGCAGGAAGTGTGGGGCGACACGCTTGGCTCCACTTCCAAGGTGCTGACCGAGAACGCCAACGTGAACGCCAAGGCTTTCGCCCTGCTGTTCGAGGTTGACGGTGACGCTGACGAGGAATACTACTGCCTGTACAACGTCAAGGGCACTCGTCCGAACATTGGCTCTGCCACCAACGAGGAAAGTAAGGAACCGCAGACGCAGAGTTCCGACATCACCGCTATCCCGCTGGCTGACGGGCGCATCCTTGCCCGCACTACGAACGCAACGCCGACCGCTACGAAGACTGCTTGGTGGACTACCGTATTCCAGGAGTCTTAACCTATGGAGCGCACCATTAAAGTAGGGGGCGCAGAATTGAGGATGAGGGCTTCGGCCCTCATTCCTCGTCTGTATCGGTTCCGCTTCGGACGCGACCTTATCAAGGACATGACCCAGCTTGAAAAAGCGTACAAGAAAGCCGCGAACCTAAAAGACGATGCTACGGACGAAGAACGGCAGGAAGCGCAGTTGAGCGTCATTGACCTGACCATCTTTGAGAACGTGGCTTGGGCTATGGCGAAGAACGCAGACCCGAACGTGCCGAACGATCCTGACGAGTGGCTGGACACTATTGACGGCATCTTCTCCGTTTACGAAGTCCTCCCGCAAATTCTTGAACTGTGGACGGCTGGCCTTGAAACCACTTCCAAACCTGCAAAAAAATAAGGGCGACAACCCGTGAGGCCAACGGAGCGATCTTCATGTTGAGGTGTGCCGAGTTGGGGTTGTCCGATGAAGCCTTGAACAATATGAGTATGGGCATGGTGTTCGACCTTTTGACGGAAAAAGGGAACGATAACCAGAAATACTCATACAAAGCTACACAGGACGATATTTACTCCTTCTTTGGAGGAGGTAAGAGATAAATGGCTGAAAAAATCCGTGGTATTACCATAGAGCTTGGTGGCGATGCGTCAGGGCTTTCGCAAGCGTTAAAGGACGTAAACGGCGACCTGAACAACACGCAAAAGCAGTTAAAGGATGTCAACAAGCTCCTGAAGCTCGACCCGAAGAACACCGAACTTCTGGCGCAGAAGCAGAAGCTCCTTGGCGACCAGATACAGAACGCTTCCCAAAAGCTCGAAACGCTGAAAGAAGCACAGGCGACAATGGACCAGAACGGAGTCGATAAAAACTCCGACCAGTACCTTGCCCTTCAGCGCGAGATCATCTCTACCGAAGCCGAGATAAAGAACCTGAAGTCCGCTTCAGAGGAAACATCTGCCGCCATGTCGAAAGTGGCACAAGTCGCCGACGATGTTTCGAAGGGTGCTGATAAAGTCGCAAAGGCCACAAAGGGGATAAGCACGGCGGCGGCTGGTGCGCTTACTGCTTTAGGTGGTTTGGCAATAAAGACGGCGCAGGACGCTGACGAACTCAACACGCTTGCGAAGCAGACTGGTTTTTCTGTTGAGGAGCTTCAAAAGTTTGCTTACGCTTCCGACCTCGTTGACGTGTCCATCGAAGACATTACAGGGGCCGCAAGGAAACTGAAAAAGGCCGTTGCAAGCGACTCTGACGAACTAAAAAAACTTGGCGTTCAGACAACGAACGCTGACGGCTCGTTCAGGGACATCAACGATATATTCTACGATACGCTGGAAGCGTTGGGGAACATCGACAACGAAACAGAGCGCGATGCGGCGGCTATGGCGATCTTCGGTAAGTCCGCTGACGAGCTGGCTGGTATCGTTGACGATGGCGGGCAAGCTCTGAAAGCGTTAGGAGAAGAAGCACAAGCCGCTGGCCTTATCATGTCAGAGGACACCGTAAACAGTCTGAACGATGTTAACGATAAGATAGACAGGCTCAAGGCGCAGGGTGCGGCACAACTCGCACGGGCTGGCGCAAAGGCGTTGGAGGCGTTGACCCCTGTCCTTGAAAAGGTGCTTGGGTTCATCAGCAACATCCTCGAAAAGATAGGCGAGCTCACGCCTGAACAGATTAAGACGATAACCACCATCCTTGCGGTGGTGGCGGCTATCTCTCCGTTGGCTTCTTTGATAGCCAAGATATCTGGGCTGATAGCAAAACTCCCGATGGTCATAAGCGCCATCTCCTCCGCGCTTTCGTTCCTTGCCGCTAACCCGTTGGCTCTTGTCATCGCCGCTGTGGTGGCGTTGGTTGCGCTTATCGCTACGAAGGGTGACGAGATACAGGCGAAGCTTCAACAGCTTGATGACTTCCTGCAAAACGTGTTCGCGAAGGACTGGACGGAAGTGTTCGGGCCTGTTCTTGGTGAAGTCATTAACGGGTTCTTTGACGCTATTAAGATCGGATGGGACACCATCAATGGCGTATTCGATGGAATCATCGACTTTATCCGCGGGGTGTTCACGGGCGACTGGGAGCGTGCTTGGGAAGGTGTCAAGGAGATATTCAACTCTATCATCAGCGGCCTTGCAAGCGTGTTTAAAGGCCCGTTGAACGTGATCATTGGCTATATCAATGACGTCATCGGCGGTATCAACTGGCTCATAGATCAGGCGAACAAGCTGGGGTCTATCTTCGGCAAACAAATAGGCCACGTTGGAACAATTCCCCTGTTGGCAAACGGCGGTATCGTTTCGAAAGGAACCGCCATTGTCGGTGAAGCTGGGCCCGAGCTTCTTTCCGTTGCCGGTGGGAAAGCCGTTGTCCAACCTTTGTCGAACAACGTGTCTGCTCCTTCGGCTCCCGTGTATATCACGGTTCAAAGCGTGTTGGACGGCAGAGTGATAGCCGAGAGTACCACTAAATACCAGGAAAGGGCGGCGAAAGCGCATGGTTGATGCATTTAATTATATTCTGCTTATCAACGATGACGAAACCACCTTCGACTTGGGACAGTATATCGATAAAGAGAGCGTCAGCATGAGCGTTGCGCCGAGGCTTTCAAGAGTGATCACCACGCTTGACGGGCGCGACCACGTTTCGTCCATCGGGCAACGGCAGTCCCTGACGTTCAAGTTCAACCCGCTTGTGTATGACGTTGCCACAGACATTGTGCAGAAGATGATCTCAGCGGCGGCGTTCAAGGTATCGTTCAGGAGCCTGATGGCATCCGACTCGAACGATGGCTACTTTGACATGCGGCTTTCTGAGATGTCGGCTGAGTATCTGAGCAAGTGCAAGCTTGGCAACGCTAACTTCTACCAGTTCGACTCCATTACGTTGGTGCAGTTATGAGTCTATATTCTGCAAGCGATAAAGCGTCAACATACAAGCTGAAGTTCTACAACGGCTCCACGCTTGTCGGAACTATCGACAGCGGGAGCATCATTGAGCTTGAAATTCAGCGCAACCTTATATCTCAGAGTCCGACAGTCGGACAGGCAAACGCTGGGGAGCTTGATGCAACATTCATGCTCCCCTCTTTCGCTATCCCGCGAATGGCGAAGGTGAACGCCATCCTTGTGCTGGACTCCGTTGAGTATTCGATGGGCTGGTTTTATATCGACACAAGAACCAAAGACCAACTGAACAACACATTGAGCATCGTATGCTTTGACGCGATGCTGATGGGCGAACAGGCTTGCGGTACGTCTGGCACGGACATCACCGTTGTAAACGCTATCGCTTCTTTGTTGGGCGTACAGGTTGCCTCATCCATAACCAGCACGATCATCAACTCCTACGCCGTCCCATCAAGCCAAGCACCGAACAGCGCACGGGAAGTGCTGAAAGCTATCGGCGCGGCGTATGGCGGCTCGTTCTTCATAACGAGGGACAACAAGCTTGGTTTCGCCGGTCTATCTGTCGGCACAGAAACGTACTATCTGGTTGACGAGTACGGCGACCCGATAACCTTCGGAGGTGACAGGATACTTGTCTAATTTCTATATCGGCGACAAGTGCGCCAACATTGACATCTCCGAACCTTGGCAAGCCGTTTCGAAGGTTGTAGTCAAGACGGAAGACGGGACAGAGTACACAGCCGGTTCGAACACAGGCAGGACTCTTGAAATAGAGTGCGCCATCGGCACTCAGACCATCGCAAACAATTTGCTGACGCTGTTCAACGGGTTCGTCTACAAAGCGTATGACGCAACGGACGCTCTGATCAACCCGAACATGGAGCTTGGCGATGCCGTGTCCGTTGGCGGCGTGTACTCCATTGTCGGCGGCATCCATATCAAAGGCGACATGATCCTCGCCGCTGACATTTCTGCTCCGTCCTCTGGAGATATAGACCACGAATACCCATATGAGGCCTACAAGCGTGTGGTTGTCGCCGCAAAGAACATCAGGCATGGCGGCGGTGCGGGAACCATGCACGGCTCAGGCATTACGGGCCACTCCCTGTCCACGGACGAAACCACGGAGGGAATAAACCAGTCACTTGCGGACGCTGACTTCTCTGCTGACGTGTTCGCGGGTGCGGCTACGGCGGCATACGGGAAATTTGGCGTGTTGTATATCGGCGTTCGAAAGTTCTATGTGGACGATGCGTCTGTTGCGGTTTCAAACAACTACAAAGTGCTATATGCACTTCCGTAAGGAGGTTACATGGAAAAGATAGTCTTATCCAACGGAAAAGAGTATGAAACTTTATCCGTTGGCATGGCGCACTCTGGGCATCTGTTCATCAGAGTCCCGCTAACCTTGTCGAAAGCGGCTACTGCGTTCGCTAAAGGCACGGACAGGATAACGTATTACCCTGCCGACAAGAACCCAGTTGTGATTAGCGGGTTCACGGAATTGGCGTATATCGTCAACGAGGAAAACTGTGTGCGGGTTGCGTTGACCCGCCCGTTGTTGGAGGAATTGGTAGAAAATGGCTGATAAACAAATAAGTGACCTGACAGCGGCAACCGGCTTGACTGACGGCTCGTTGTTTGTGATCGAGCAGAGTGGCGCGGCAAAGAGCGCGAACTGGGCGATGATGAAAGAGTACCTTTCCCCCAGCATCGCGCCGCAGTATTCGAATAGCGCGATTTACAACGTGGGGGACTATGTGATCTATAACGGTTCCCTGTATCGGTGCGTTGTTGACATCACTACGGCAGAGGCGTGGACGGCGGCGCATTGGCAAGCAACGACCATTGGCACAGAAGTTACAGACCTCATAGGCGCATTGAACCCCGACAATGCCGACAACATCCTTGCGCTTATCCCGTCAAGTACTGTAACGAAAAACGGCGTGACGGGGAATTATGCGGCTGGGAGAATAACCCTAAGCGGAACCGCAGGTAGTTCAGGTGCGCCGATCAATATTTGGCCTAATACGTCAGGCCTCCCAGAAGGTATAAATCCTGGCGAAACTCTTTTTGTAAAGGTTGCTGGCGCAACAAGCACCCAACGCCTGAACGTAAGGTTCTACAACGGGTCTACAATTACCGGAACTGACCACTATTTAACAGCCGATGCAACGATTACTGTTCCGTCAAACGCAACCGCTGTGCTCATCAGAATTTGGGTATCGGCTAATACTGTTGCGAGCGGCACAATATCCGTCAGCATTTTAAAAACGCTTACCAACAAAGAACTTGCCGATGCGGTTGACGCTTTGGGAGGCCTTAACGCAATAGGAAACGCTCTTATCATTGGCGAGATAGGAGCAACCACAGACATCAACGATTTGACAGGCAATAAGTGTGTATTGCTTGTTTCAAGTTATTCGTATGCCAACGCCCCGTTTTCGTTGGGGACTGTTTTTAACCTCGACTTCAGCGCAACGCTAAGCGTTCAGTTTGGCTATCAGTTCACAACCGGCGAATTGTTTTACAGGAGAAAATCGACAACGTGGGGTGACTGGAAAAGCCTCACGCCGAACACCGTATACCAAACCGGCACAAAGTATGTCGCGTTTGGCGACTCGATCTCATACGGTGCTGTCTGGAGCCCAACCCAGGGGACGGCTCTTCATCAAGTCACAGAAAATTGGCGCATCCCAACGAGGATCGCGATTGCGACAGGAATGGTAGCGAATTTCTCAAATGAGGCCATTGGCGGTATCGGATATCTAAAGGAGCAGGACGGTCAAAACCTTAAAACGCAAATATACAACTACGATTTTTCAGGCGTAGAGCTTGTTACTATTATGGCTGGGGCGAACGATAAAAGCACTAAAAACCTTGGCACTTACTCCGATGCGTCAACAGAGAACACCATATGTGGCGCGATTAGATACATAATCGAAACAATAGCAAGCAAAGCCCCAAGAGCGCAGATTATCATCATCCAGCCCACACCATCAGGCGTGAACGGGAACACGGACGATGTGTGGACTACTATCCCGTCAGGTTGGAAATGGTCTATGAACCAGTTTGACGAGCAAGTGTCACAGCTATGCGCCAACGAGCATGTTGGTTATGTTAGTTGGAACGACAGCACCTATTGTAGAAACTGGTCATGCGTAGGATATAACGATTCTGTTGGCCCGAACTACACGCATCCTACTGTCGACTTTGACTATTGCCGTTTGGGTGACTTTATCGGCGGAAAGGTGTCTGCGCTGTTCAAGGGCCTCGCATAACCGCAACGCTTCAGAGGGATTAAGCCATGATACAAGAATTTCTCAAAGCGGCTGAAACGGAAGTCGAAAACCATTCGATATACGTTTGGGGTGCAAGCGGTCAACTATGCTGTGACGTTACCGAAAGCTGGATACGGGCCAAGGAGCGCGGGCGAAAGCCTGACGAGGCGGTAAGGGCGTGGGAGGCTGTTGAGGCCTCCCCTTATCGTGACGTGGCTCGTTGCTTTGACTGTTCAGGGTATGTAAGTTGGTGCTTAAAGAAGTGCGGAGCGTACAACGGCAGAACCGACTGTGACGGGCTGTTTGCGCGGTCTACTGAAATATACACGCCCGAAGATGGGTGCTTGCTTTTCAGAGTGAACCCCGCAAACCCTTCGGACGAAACTCACGTAGGCATCTACTACGAAAAAAAGCAGTACCACGCAAAAGGCAGAGCCTACGGCGTAGTGTGCGAACCGTACAACGAAAGGTACTGGCAAAAGCTTGCGTGGTTCAAGAAGATGGAGCATGACGAACCTCCCATACCGCCTGAACCTCCTGTTTACACGGAAAAGGTGCTTGTTAAAGGGAAAAGCGTGTGGGTAAGGGATAGCGACTCCACAAAAGGAAAGAAGCTGTTCGTGGCCCACAAGGGGCAGACATTCGACCTGATAGATATTGCGCCGTCAGGGTGGTATCACATTCTCACAAGTTACCCTGAAGCGTTTATCACAAATAAACCAAGATACACAGAAAGGGAAACGATATGATTACTGTAAACAATCTTCAAGGCTCCTATGACATCCGTGGCCTGTCCACCGACTCCAAGCCGACCGAAAACATCCCCAACGGCTCTACCTTCATCGAGATCAACACGGGCAAGGTGTATATGTTCAATGGTGCTTCTTCGACTTGGGTGGAGGTGTGACCATGTTTGACGTAGTAACTTACGCTCTTGCGAAAAAGAACTCTGGCGGCGGCTCATCTGGCGGCGGGGTGCTGGTGGTGAATGTGACCTATGACGATTCAACTTGGACTTACGCAGCAGACAAAACGGCTGGTGAAATCATCAATGCGATGCCGCTGGTATATGTAATTCAGCAATGGACAGGTGGACATGACGAAACAATGAGTAGTTATGTCCCGCTATCGATGAATGGAAACGCACAGCCAGCATATGGGTACAAGGAAGGAACGGGATATTATTTCTATTATTCGGACGCTGATTACAACGAGTATACCTTAGTCGCCGCAACATTGAACGATTATCCAAGTTACACCAGTAACTAACCCCGCCCCGCAGGAGGGTAAATAAATGAATCAGACAATCATTATCGCTATTATTTCAAGCGGCGCATTGTCCACGCTGATAACCGGCCTGTTCTCTATCTATAAATCGAGAAAAGAGAAACAGGACGGCGTTACCGCAGGGGTGCGTATGCTCCTGTATGATCGGGTGAAGTTCCTTGGCAAGAAATATCTCGAAAAAGGAATGGTTACCGCCGAGGAACTGGAAGACCTCGTTGAAATGCACCGCATATATCACAGCATGGGCGGCAACGGGTTCCTTGACTCTATCATGGACTCCGTGAAACACCTTCAGATCATCCCGTGAAAGGAGCATCCTATGAAAATGAGCAACGAAACCTATGACCTCCTGAAGAAGGTGGCCCTCTACATCCTGCCCGCCATCGCGACCCTGTGGCTCACCTTGGGAAAAATCTGGGGCCTGCCCTATACGTCCGAGATCGGCGCGACCATCACGGCTCTGGACGTGTTCTTGGGTGCTTGCCTTGGCATCTCGTCAAAAAACTACTATTCCGAGGACTGAACGATGTGGGTATCAAACGGCTCGACTATCCAGATGACGGAGGGCGACTACGGAATCAAGCTCCCGTTCTCCGTCAGCGGGACAACCCTTTCAGCAGGTGACAGTATCCGTTTTACGTTCAAGGACAACGCAAACGGAACCACGATCCTAACGAAGGAGTACACCACTTTCACGCAGAACGCCGCAGACCTTGAACTTACCGAGGCCGAGAGTGCTCTGTTCCATGTGGGGGCGTATGTCTACAATATGGACTGGTTTCAGGACGGAAATTTCATGTGTAACATCATCCCCTTGGGTGTTTTCAAGGTGGTGGATAAGGCGTGATCACCGCGACATTCATCCCCGCAAAAGTAAATGTCAACCTGTCAACCAACCCGCTGAAGACCTCCACGGGAACCCCTGTCGCAAGGGTGTTCGTGGAGCGTCCGTTGTATGAAGGGCTTACGGAGGTCACTCCATCGTCCGAAGCGCAAGTCCTTGAAACGAAGAACCTTCGCATGGACGAAAACGTGACCATTAACCCCATTCCTTCAAATTACGGCCTCATAACGTGGAACGGCTCAACAATAACTGTATCGTAAAGGAGAAACTATGGCTCATCCTTCTGTTGTTATCAATTCTGTGACGTATGCCAACTGCCCCGAAGTGGACATCCCGAAGAGTGGTGGCGGCACGGCAAAGTTCTATGACGTGACCGAGGCTGATGTGGCGGCTTCCCACGTCCTTTCTGGCAAGGTGTTCATTGGCCCGTCTGGGCAGGACACGGGAAGCATGGCGAACAACGGCTCGACAAGCGGCGAGATCAGCACCAAGGCCGGTACTGTTTCCATCCCTGCCGGTTACACGTCAGGCGGGACTGTCAGCCTGAAGTCGTCCGCGATCTCCGACTGCGTGGCAGGTAACATTTTGAGTGGCAAGAGTATTTTGGGTGTCAGCGGGAACTTATCCATGCCATCGATCAGTCAGGACAGCACTACGAAGGTTCTGTCCATCTCCTGATGGAGGTGGCGTATGGCAGAGCCTAATATTTCACTTCTTGGCGCAACATATAGCGGCGTAAAAGGCGTGACGCTACCGAAAAGCGGCGGCGGTACGGCTACCTTCCCTTGGGTTGAAGGGAGCGAAACGAAGACGGCAAACGGGACGTATGATGTGACCAACCTCGCCCAGCTCATCGTCAATGTAAGTGGTGGAGGTGGGAGTACCAACATTGAAACAGGAACATTCACACCATCGTCAGATATTGCAAAACCAACAATCAGCTTTTCTAACACGCACACAAAGCTTCCTATTTTTGCAATGATGGTGGATGCGGATGGTTATTTAAGCACATCTAATTCAAATATTCGGTGGGTATATTTTAATTGGGAACAATTAATAGACGGGGGTATTTATCCTTCATCTTCAACTCTAAACTATGGCGAGGTGCGTTTTTCATACAGAGCGTCAAACACATCTTCGCTGTCAAGCTCAACAGCAACAATATCATACCCCGAAGCAAATACAGGGTCAAACAGCAATACTTATCCAAGATATCATGTTTCAGAAACCGCAATGTATCCAAATACCAACAGTACATCCCGTTATTGGCGCAAAAACAGGCACTACAAATGGATAGCCGTTTGGAAACCATAAGGAGGGCGCATGATGTACTACAATTGGAACTTACCGTGTATGGGTGGGAGCTTGAATGAGAAGCGACTTTGACCTCATTGTTCACCAGTTACCTGCCGCCCCTGAATACAAGCTCTATTTTATCGGCGACCTTCATGTGGGAGCTATAGAGTGCAACCGCCGAGCATGGGAAACCTTCTGCCAAAACGTGCTGTCTGACAAGAACGCCCGCCTCTGCATCTTGGGCGATATGATAGACAACGGCACTAAGCAGAGCGTGACAAACTGCTTTGAAGCGTCCATGCGCCCCAGAGAACAAAAGAAGTACCTAATGCAGAGCCTTGCACCGTTGAGCGAAAGAATCCTGTGCTTGGTCAGGGGCAACCACGAATACCGCAACAGGGACGTGGACGATGATCCACTCTATGACATCGCCTGTAAGCTCGACCTCGAAGACCTATACAGACCCAACGCCGCCTTCGTCAAGCTTTCTATTGGGAAACGTGACAACGGACACGGAACGGAGAAGACGGTTCAAACGTATGTGTTGGCTGTCCTGCACGGGTCAGGCGGCGGCATCTATACTGGAGCGACCGTGAACCGCAACGAACGCTTCTCCTATGTGCTGGAGGGCGTGGACATCTTGGCAGTAGGACACACGCACAAGGGAACGGTTTCGAAGCCGTCAAAGATATGCGTTGACCCGAACCGAAACAACATTACGCAAAAGTCCATGACCGTCATATCAGCCTGTTCGTGGCTATCATATGGCGGCTACGCATTAAACAAGATGCTCCTCCCGTCACAGGCGCAGGACGTAGAACACCCGCAGACCGTCTTACTTGGTGGCCTGCGGGATAAACGATTTATCAAAACAATATGGTAACGCAAGCCCCTTCGGGGGCTTTTTTTATTTGCCCGTTTTTTATTACCATTATGCTTGTACCCTTTTGGATATTGGTAAACAAAAACAACTCGTCAGGCGTGACAACTATCTTGTCTATCGTCTTTCGCAGTATCAACTTTTGTATCTCTGGCTCGTGCGTTTCGATATCGCAAAACGCTTCGATAAAAGCGTCACAAGCCGCCCTCGATACTTCCGTCTTCGGACGATCTTTGGGCATTTGCTTTCGCAGTTCGTTCACCTTCCCCATTATCCTCTTTACGTCTTCGTCAGTTTCGGCGTACTGAATAGAATCAATCAGTTTTGATATGCGTTTTGAGAGCGTAGAACGGGCTATTTTCGCCTCTTTGTAACTCGCACTACTATTTACCCTATCCGTCACTAACTCGTAAAATTTGGCTTTTACAGCGTCCGTAGGCGTGAACGCTTTGGCAAGCTCATGTATCACCCTTTCGTCAAGCTCGTGTTCCCTGTAAATGGAGCATCCCTTGGTCTTGCACCGATAATAGAAGTATTTGTTATCCACGTTCCCGCAGGTGATCCTGCGCCCGCACTTCCCGCATACCACCATGCCCGAAAGAAGGTACTGGTGCGTTGCCTTATTCTGTGCGTTGAGCGAAGCGTCACCCATCCTTTTCTGAACCATGTCCCATGTGTCCCTGTCCACTATCGCTTCGTGTGCGTTCTCGTGCCGCCACTCCCCCGACTTTAACGTCCCGATATACACCTCATTTCTCAAAACAGGATAATAGTGGTTGAACGGTAACTGGAGCTTCCTGCCGATGTCTGCCAACTTCTCCCCTTCGGCGTACATACTGAAAAGCCCCCTGACCTTATCAGCATCGCCGTTTGGTATCAGGTGTTGGTTGACCACGGTATACCCGAACGGGGCCTTTCCTCCGTTCCGTTTCCCTTGCAGAATATTCTCTTTTATTCCCTTCTTGCTTTCCCTTGAAAGGTTCGCAGAATAATACTCGTTCATGGCCTCGATAACGCCCTCCATAATGATGGACTCTGGGCTATCGTCAAGCCGTTCAAGAACGGACACAAGCTTCATGCCCTTCTCTTTCAGCTTTGACCGATAAAAGGCGGCATCCTCCCTATTTCTTGCGAAGCGGTCTAACTTGTGGACTATCAGATAGTCGGCTGGCCTCTCTTTTATAAGCGCAAACATATCCTGAAAGGCCGGACGTTTGTCCGTCCGTGCGCTCTGGGCCTCGTCCTTGAACTCTTGCAGAATCTTTATATCGTTCTTGGCGCAGTATTCATGGATGGCCCGAAGCTGGGCGGTGATGCTTTCCTCTCGCTGGTTATCCGAACTAAAACGGGCGTATGCGTATGCTGTCTTCATGCGACCTCCTTTACTTTTTCGCAATTCCAAACGCCAATATGTAAAGATTGCCTTTCCCACGAATTTACTAAAACGAATCCCACGAATTTTCTAAAGTACCATAAATGGCCTTAAATAAAATGGGAAAGGTGCTATCATGGAACCACGGTAAGACCAAACGCTTTACACCACGTTTCAGCTTGTTCAGGAGGTAACGATGCCGCCCATGCCATCAAAGTCCTGTTTGCGGGCGAACCTTTGTACTCCACATCGTCTTCGTCCCATCTGATCACCAAGTCCTCACAATATCGGAGAATATCGTCAAGGCTGACACCCATACCCTCCGCAAGCTTTTTTAGCGTTTTGATCTTCGGCTCAAACGGTGTGCCATCCGTTTTCGCGCCCTTTTCGATGCGATAAATTTGAACGTGAGAAAGGCCGCACAAGTCGGCAAATTCACGTAGGCTATACTTGTGTTCTGTACGGTACTGTTTTACTGCTTCACTCAAATTCATGGCTTTGTCCTCCGTGTACCGTATTGTAACAAAATATTAACGGTTTGTAAAGATGGACAGCAAGTACGGTTTCGGGTATTTACAACTTGTGATTTGTGTTGTACAATGTTACACGAAGGTAACAGAAAGGAGGTGAACCAAAAATGACGAAGCTTGAAAGACTACGGCGTGAAGCAGGGCTGTCACAGGAGGCCCTCGCTGAAAAAAGTGGCGTTTCTCGACCTGTTATCGTAAAAATCGAGAATGGCGGCATCGACAGAGTGATCGGCGGCAACATCCGCAAGCTTGCCAATGCGCTTGGCGTGAGCATCGAAAAACTTTTTTGATACTCAAAGTGTTACACAAAATAAACAAGGGAGGACAACATGAACTACCCACTTTGGCTTGAAGTCTTCTTGGCGATCTGCATGGGTCTTGCGCTGGCGGGGCTTGGTGCGTGGCTGTTTTACACCGCCGCGATCAAGCTAATCAGAAGCGCGACCCGCCTTGAAGCGAAAAGGACGAACAAAGAAACCGAGGCCCTCGACAGCTGGCGCACAGCATACGAAGCCGAACACGAAGACCATATCAATGACGTGGCAGACCTGACGAACGAGATACTGACCCTGAAACGGGAGATCGAAGTCAAGAACCTTATCCTTGCGAAAGTGAAGGTGGCAGACCTATGAATGAACTGACCGTAGCAAACAACAACCTACCGTCCAACATCGAGGACTTGTCAAAGTTCGTCCTTGTGGGCCGTGAACAGCTTGTAGCCGTCCGTGCCGCCATCCGTGCCATTGACAAGGTGGGCGTGGCGCAGGAGGTACGCAAGCAGAAACTGAAAGAAGGCCAGGAGATAGGCGAAGCCGTACTGGACGCAGAAGTCAAAATAGGCGAACTAATGGCGGCAACCCCAAAGGCGGCAAACCAATATGCACGTGACAGCGGTGTCACACGCAAGACGGACGCATTAAAACAGGCTGGCTTTACTGGCTCAGATGAAAAGATACGGCAGATGGCCCACCGTTTTGAAACCCTTGCCGCCCATCCTGAAATAGTCGCACAAGCGAAAGCAGAAGCGAAAGAAAACGATGATATTGTCACCCGTTCGCTGGTGCTGAACATGGTGAAGCAGAAGAAGCAGGACGATGAAAAAGCAAAGCGTGAAGAAGCTATACAGGCTCAGATAGCAAAGCCGAAAACGTCAAACCATGTGGACATCTACTCCACCGATAAAAAGTACCGTGTTATCTACGCTGACCCTCCGTGGAGTTACAACGATAAACAGGACACAGAAAAGCTTGGCGGTGCAGTAAAGCACTATCCGACAATGCCTTTGGATGAGATATGCGCCATTCCTGTACCCGCTGAAAAAGAAGCCGTCCTGTTCCTGTGGACTACATCTCCCATGCTTGAAGACAGTTTCAAGGTGATAAATGCGTGGGGGTTCAAGTACAAGTCAAGTTTCATTTGGGACAAGGTGCTACACGCTATGGGCCATTATAACAGCGTTCGCCATGAGTTTCTACTGATAGCGACCCGTGGATCGTGTACGCCGGACGTGCCGAAACTCCTTGACAGCGTTGTGAGCATTGAGCGAACGGAACACAGCCGCAAGCCTAAAGAGTTCAGGGACATCATAGACACCCTCTACCCGTTAGGAAACAGGCTTGAAATGTTCGCAAGAGAAGCCCCTGACGGGTGGGACGTTTGGGGGAACATGGCATGACGGACTACTACAAGACCAAGTTTGAACAGGGCCTTGAATATCAGGACTTCGTGTGTGACCAGTTACGCATTAGAGAAGGTTGGTTCGTTGGTTGCTATTCGTCAAGAAAGTACCAACAGGAAAAAGGCGAAAGCGTTTGCGGGTTGGAAATCAAGTACGATATGCGGCTTTCTGAAACAGGAAACGTGTATATCGAAGTGGCTGAAAAGTCCCGCCCTGAACTACCTGAATACACGGCAAGCGGCGTTTTCAGGAAAGACAACACTTGGCTATACCTCATTGGGGACTACCACCAAGCCTTTGTGTTCGGAAAGACTTTGATGCGGAACCTTTACTTAAACAAGGATCAGAAAAAGGCATGGGGTTGCGTGGACAGACAGACACCAACAAGCAAAGGCTTCACCATCCCTATAAAGTCTGCCATTCGTGGCTTGGCATTGAAACACTTTATTTTCGATAAGGAGGAAACATGAGAGTCATGGACGAGATCGTGTATGTCTGCAATCGCTGTGGCGAAACCTTCGCCCTTGAAGAAGGCCACCGTATAAGCATTGACGGCGAATACTGGACTGTATGCCCGAATTGTCGAAGTGATGACATCGAGGAGGGAAAGCGGTGCAAAATTTGTCGGGATATCCACTACGAGTTCGACCTGACCCACGGGGTTTGCAAGGACTGTTTCGCTGACGCTGTGGACGCTTACAAGTCCTGCTTGCGTTCCCTGATGGGCTGGGAGAAGGAAGTGTTGGAAGACGAGTACGGGACTATTGATGTAACGGAGGTAACAGCATGAGCATCATTCAAAAGCTATACCGCATCCAACAGAAAGCGGTTTCACCAAAGGACAAGGACAACAGCTTTGCCGGTTATCGGTATCGGAACGTGGAGGGCATTCTGCGGAACGTCAAGCCCGTGTTTAAGGCCGAGCAAGTGTACTGCCTATTATCGGACGAGATCGTTGAGGTGAACGGCGCGGCATACGTCAAGGCGACCGCCACCCTGTACGATTGCGAAAGCGGAGAGAGCGTGTCCGCTACCGGCTGGGCGCGAGAGGCCGAGAGCAAGAAGGGGAACGATTCAAGTCAATGCACGGGAAGTGCAAGCACCTACGCCCGCAAGTACGCCCTGTGCGGTTTACTTGGCCTTGACGATAGTAAAGCAAAGGCCGTGTCCGATCCTGACGCATTGACACCGATGGAGCATGAGGACGGGAAACAGGAACAGCGGCAGAAGCTTCTTGACGCTATCTTCGCCCTTGACGTGACCCGCAAGGAACTGGATGAACAGATATCGACCTACTACAAAGGCAAGGACGCTGACACCATTGAACTGCCGAAGCTGAAAGCGGCGTTGAACTACTACCAGAAGACGAAAGGAGCGAAAGCATGAACAGCATCACCATCATCGGATACCTCACCGCCGACCCTGAAAAGAGAACAACGCCAACCGGCATCAACGCCACCACCTTCACCGTTGGCGTGACCCGTAGCCGCAAGAACCCTGACGGCGACAGGGAAAGCGACTTCTTCCGTGTGACCACCTGGCGGGCGACCGCTGACTACTGCGCCAACTACCTTGCCAAAGGTTCGCGGGTGTTCGTCCGTGGCGAACTGACACCGAGGCAGTATCAGGGCAAGGACGGGCGGCTCCGTACCTCGTTGGAGATCAACGCCGAGGCCGTGGAGAACCTGACGGAACGAAAGGCTGAAGTGAAGTCCGTTTCAAGTCAACCTAACCTTGACGAGTTCGAGGACATATCTTCGGATGACCTGCCCTTTGGGAGGTAAGCATGAACGGCAAGCGTTACTACTGGCTGAAACTACGCGAAGACTTCTTTGAGTCGAAGAGGATAAAGAAGCTTCGGCGGCTGGGGGAAACGTGCCTTGTTATCTATCTCAAAATGCAGTTGAAGTCCCTGAAGACGGACGGCGTTATCGAGTGGGCGCACGTTGAGGATGACTTCATTGACGAGCTGGCCCTTGACCTTGACGAACCGACAGAGCTGGTGAAGCGGACGTTGGACTTCATGATCAGACACGGGCTGTGCGAAGTATCGGACGAAGGACAGACGTACACGCTCCCCTATGTTGCCTATAACACGGGGAGCGAAACGGCATCAGCGCAACGCTCCCGAGAGTACAGGGAACGGCAACGCAACAGATGAGCGTGACGTTTTTGTTGCAAACGTGTTGCATCCGTGTTGCATTGCAACAAAAAACGAACGTAGAGAAAGAGTAAGAGATAGAGATAGATAAAGATATCCCCTATATCCCCCTTACAGGGGGAAACGGATGAAAGGAAACTATGCTATGAAGACAGCAACCACAGACAAGTGGAGATACCGCAAACAGGCGGGAGAAAACAACCACGGCGAACAGGATATAGGCTACCCCGCACTCGCCGCCGCTATCGTCAGGCAGGCCGTGGAGGACTACCGTTTTGCAAACAAGATAATTAACGGGAACATACGGTACTGTTCCACGGCGCGGGAGGGGAACCCGAACAGTACGAAGCGGGAGGTTGTCAGGTTCCTGCGGAGCCAATGGTACGGAACCTTATGTGACATAGACCCTGAACGCATCATTAACAAACTAAAGGAGGAAGAACATGAGCGTTATTGAATTTGCTGAGAAGCGGTTACAAGAAGAAATCCACCAGAACGATTTGGGCGCAGACAACGGACACCTGTTGGCCTACTGGCGGGCATACCTTGACGGCGCACGGGCGGTGTGGAACGAGGTGACGAGGTTCCCGTCATGGAGGAAGGAGGCCGAGCATGAGTGATTATAGTGAACTGGTCAAGGCGTTGCGGTGCTGTGCCGATGATGCTTGCGGGATATGTCCTTACGCAGAGGACGATAGACATTGTGGAGCATCTAAACTTGCCTATGATGCCGCCGCCGCAATAGAAGAACTGCAAGCCGAGGTGAAGCGGCTGGAGTCGAAGCAAGCGAAACTTGGCGAGTGGACCAAGGCAAAACCAAGGGGCGTACTTGTGTATTCAGACGGGTATGCTGAGTGTTCATCTTGTCACGAAGTCATTTGGTTAGGTTGGTCTATGAACTTTTGTCCGCATTGTGGAAACCAAAACAAGATTCTCGACCCTGATGATTTCGAAAAGAAGACGGAGCCGCCGCAGGAGGAATCCCATGAGCCTTGACAAAGCCATAGAGCATGGCAAGGAAAAGCGAAAGCCATACCGAGGCTCAAAGTCCGTTGACGCAACGTGCAGGAATCACGGGTCTTGCAGATGGTGTGAGAGAAATCGAACCCACAAAAACAAGCGGAGAGAGCCGCCGCAGGAGGTGCAGGAATGATTGAGGCGTTGCTTTGGCTTATCCTTGGTACACAAATTGCTATCTTGGTCACATTACTGCGTGGTTTCAGTATAAAAGTAGAGCGATGAGGGAGGTGCAGGAATGACTTACTACGAGAAGTTTCTCTCCGCTAAAACAGAGGAACAGTTAAAGAGCATGATGAAACAAGAAGCCGAAATTGCTTTGTTCTTTCTTGGTGGGAATCCTGACCGAATAAAAGCGATAGAAGATGCTGGGAACCGAGTTAGTGACGAGAAGGGATGGACGGAGGTGCAGGAATGAGCGAACTGAAACCGTGTCCGTTTTGCGGGAGGACGCATGAGCCTTGACAAAGCGATAGAACATGGAAAGGAAAAGCGCAAGCCGTACCGTGGAGCAAAGGCCATTGACGCGACTTGCAGAAATCACGGGTCGTGTAAATGGTGCGAAGAAAACAGGACGCACGGAAACAAGCGGAGAAAGCCGCCGATGGAGGTGCAGGAATGAGCAATAAGTCATGTGAAAACTGCATCCAATGTGAAAAATACACGGACAGCAAAGGGCAGAAACGGTGGGTGTGCGAAAACGCATTTGGTCAGGAAGGCATGCCTGTTACGTGCGAACCACCATATGACGAACCGTGCGAGAACTGGACGGACGATGAAAGCAAATTCAACGAACCGCAAAAGGCTATGCACTATTTTACAGACCACTATTGGGAGGTGCGGGAATGAGGCTGATTGATGCGGATGCGCTGAAAGATATGTGCGTGTATGCTTCACCGTGTACATCATGGGAGCAAGAAAGCAAGCTGATTGACTTGATTGATGCACAGCCCACCATCGATGCCGTGCCTGTGGTGCGGTGTAAGGATTGCAAATGGTACGGCATTTATGAGGGAAAGCAGGACGGAACCCCCGATAAGAGACACAAGCCGTCCGTCTGTTTGATGGGGCCTTATGCAAAGCGGCGTGACCAAGATTGGTTCTGTGCTGACGCAGAACGGAGGGAAGGATGACAACACGAAAGACTATGATTGAGGATATGCAGGGCATGGAGGACATCCTGCTTGCTTTGGATGGTTTACACCCTGAGATGCCTGAAAAGGACGTTATAAAGGCCCTCACAAGGGCGGTGTGGCACATTTTGGAATACCTGATAAGGAGGGCACATGACTGACGAATATAAGCGGTTCATCCGGCAACTTAAGGCCGCAAGCGTGGGCATGACGTTCGAACAGCTTTCGGACGAGTTGATGGTGGCACCGACTTCTGTTAGGGGATACTTCAATTTTACTCATGTTATGAGCGCAGAAACGATGCTGAGAGCAATTCGACTGATGGGAGGTTATCAATGCTGAAGAACGGTGAAGGGTATATCGACCCCACGGCACACAAGGCCATCAGGAAAATAGGTGTTATGCGTGAAGCGGAGATTGAACGGCAAGACGAGCTTCGGTACAAGCCGCCAAAATTCTCCAAGTGGAGCGAAGCCGAGGAGCAGGAAGCGGTGATCAAATGGTCTGAAGCGAACTGGCGAAAATACCCAGCCTTGTTCAGACTGTTCCATATCCCCAACGGCGGGAGCAGACACCCCGCAGAAGCGGCGCATTTGAAAAGGCTTGGCGTGAAAGCTGGCGTTCCTGATTTGTTCCTCCCTTACCCTGTCGGTGATTGGCATGGGCTTTGGATCGAGATGAAATCTCAGACAGGCAGACCGACAGCACTTCAAACAGAATGGCTGGAATGGTTGCTGGCGCAAGGGTACTGCGCTTATGTGTGCCACGGCGCAGAAGCGGCGATAAACTGCATCAAGGAGTATCTGAGCCATGACAAAACGTGACAGGGAGCTACTTGTAGAAGGCGTGTTGAAACGCTGGCGGCGGCTTCAGGAAGAAGTGAAGTCTGTTGAAGCTGATGCGGCGAACATAGCCTTTTCGCAGGGCTCAGGGGAACCCGTGCAGTCATCAAGTATATCTGACAAGACAGCCCGTGGTGCGTTCCTGCTGGATAGTGTAGCCGAAAAGAAAGCGTGGGTGGAGTGCGTCACCGAAGGGATGAAGTGGTTGGACGAAGAACACCCTGAGCTTAGAAAGCTACTCTACGGACACTACGGTATGTGGAACATGAAGGGCTACAAGCGAAGCACAGCAAGGGCGTTTGCAAGCTACTTTTGCGGCGAGCATTACGTTTCGATCAGGGAGTATCACCGCATGAGGATAGACGCTATTGACGAGCTGGCTTTCACGGCGACAGAAAAGGGGTTGCTTCAATGCGGCACTGAATACGAAAAACCCGTGTTATAATGACAGCGTGGGAACTTGGGTGTGGGGTTTCCACCATGTTACCTCCTTTCGAAGGGGCTGGCGTTGGCTGGCCCCTGCTCTTTTTATCTGAGGTGTTTATGGTTGTAGTTTACTCAGCAACACGGAACTACTACAAGTACCTGCAAACAACCATCAAGTCATTGTTTGCCCATAACGAGCCGAAGGTGTACGTCCTTGCCGAGGATGACGATGCGCCTTTTCCGAACGTGATAAACGTGTCAGGCATGAAGCCAAAGAGCGTGAACGCTGATACCGTTTTCTCTTATATGTCCTTGCTGAGAGTCCAGCTTGCGGACATTGTACCTGAAGACAAGGTGATATACCTTGATGTAGATACGGTGGTGTGTGATGACATTTCCCCGATGTGGGAGGTGGACATGACGGGAAAGTGGTGGGGCGCAGTCAAGGAGAAGCAGACGTGGTACAGGCCGTTCGGGAATGACTACTACAACAACGGAGTCAGCATCTACAACCTGAAGCAAATGCGCGAGGACGGGATAGTGCCATACCTTACCAAGGAGATGATGGTCAAGGTACATCCGTTCCCTGATCAGGACGTGATGAACAAGTATTGCGTTCCTGACAAAGTGGTTCCGCTTCCAACGCGATTCAATGAAAGCGGCTGTTGCGGTATGACACAGAACCCTGCCATTGTGCATTATGCGGGCATCCCGAACTGGTACGGCAACCCGTACATACCAAGAGCCGAGTACCTGGCTAAGTACCTATGAAGCCATACGCAGAAGCGTTCTACAAAAGCAAGGCGTGGAAAGAGTGCAGGGAAGCGTATGCACGGAGCAAGGGCGGCTTGTGTGAACGTTGCCTGAAGGATGGCAAGTACACGGCGGGAGAGATCGTACACCACAAGTTGAACATCACACCAAGCAATATACACGATCCGAACGTGACCTTGAACTGGGACAACCTTGAACTGGTGTGCAGATTGTGTCATGCGGCAGAGCATGGGAGCGTTAAGCGGTACAAAGTCGATGCTTTTGGGCGTGTGATTGTGCTTTGATCTCCCCCCCCATTCACGAAAAACACGCGAACCGCTGGGGACT